AAGAGATTCTGACCAAGCTTGGCCCAAAACGTTTTAACGGCTACTTCAATCTGTCCAATTGCAGATAGACAACGGACGACCATTTCTCTTTCTCTGTCATTTAGATTGACCTTGAAGTCTTGTATATCTGACTGGAAGTTAAATTCTTTGTCAGTCCAAAATCCATTGTGCATGGATTCGATGAATTGGTTTGCCCACGGATAGTGGTCGGGTTTACGAGATATTTGTTCTTCGAATATAGTTGGCATAGAGGTTCCTTTAATATAATGGTTATTATACACTAATTGACTGAAAAGTAAACACTTATTCTAATTCTTTACGTTTTAGAACTTTACTTTTCTTACCGACGCCGAGAGGCTTATCTTGAACCTGAACATCGCCTGCGACGGTGTCCATTTCCTCTAAATCTTTTTTTATTTCTGATAGATTCTTATTAAGAATCTTCATCACAGCTTCTATTTGGTCTCTCGTTTGTTGATTATGCATCGGTAATATCTCCTTGTGTTATATGGATTAGGTTTTTGGTATTAGGGTGATATACCTTATAAACCGCTGTGCCAAAGATATTTCCGATAGCATTGCAATTCTCTTTTACAAGAACTTTGCTTCCTTTCAAGATTAATTCATCACCATTGATTGGTAACAGCAAATTTTTGTTTAAGATATATGTTCCCTCGTTTAACTGGTTGTTTTTATTTATAAACAGCGTGTTTTCAGTTAACGGAATATCTTCAACATTTATTCCTGTTGCCTCTTTTAGTACCTTACCTATTTCGTCATCTGTTAGTTCTGTGTGGTCTTTAATCAGCCATAGAGCTGCGAGGTATGATGATAATGTTAACTTACCGAATGGTAGTTTACGGATAAGTTTTTTCACATTAAACACAAGTTTATGAAATAGCGTATAAGCACCTTTTTCTTCTGATGTCTCAGGTTGCTTTATTTTTTTATAGTCTTTGTCTATGATACCTTTTTTGAAAGCTGCAGTCTTAGCAACGGGCATCGTTAGTAAACGAAGAAACCTCAAAGCAAATCCCGTATCTGCTGCTTTCATTAGTATCTCGTTTAGTATCATAGTTCTCTTAAAGTCTTTATAATTTTCTGGTCTAGTGGTATATCATTATACCAATGTTTTGGAAGGTAACCTAAATATATTAAAAATGTTTTTAATGCTGGTTTGCAAGGTTCATCTACTTTTAGAAATAGCATTCTATTTGCGGGCTCTATCTTGAATACGTTATAGAATGATATTAAATGGTTCAGCAATAATCGTTCTTTTAATTCTCCTTTGTTTATATATGTTCCTAGTAATCTTTTAATATATTTTATCCGACTGTAATCTTCCCAAAACTCTTCAGCGTCCAAACATGCCTTGTTAGTATAATTCTCAACAGCATATTGTTTGATGTTCTTTTCAGTTGGATATAATATAGTAGTCATCAATTATATTTATGATGACTATACTATTTATACAAAGGTATTTTTCAAGTTAATGTTGATTACCGGTCTAAGTCTGTATTCTTTTGGTGTAGAAGATGTGTGCATTATATCACCTCTAAAAAATACCATTCTTCCTTTTTTAGGTGATACTCTCGCCATCTTTGTCATATCGTCATTATATAAAACTGTATCACCATCTGAATCACTTACATAATATAATCCAACATAATGGGGTTCATCAATATCGACATGCGGTCCAGTTTCTTTTACTTCATAATTATTGTTTACCTGCATGTTGCACTTGACTCTTCTTACATGTCTACCATCATATTCTAATGGTGCCAAAAGCTCATCGTTTATAACATGGAAAAAGTCGGATTCGATTTGTCCCTGCCAAACGATTCTATGTGTTAATTGAAAATCAACTTTAAAAGTTGGATTTAATTTTTTGTGGTCAGATATTGATTCTTCATCAACTGTACCGTTGTTATAGTACCACGGGAAATAAGACGACAAAAGAGTATTCTCTATTGCGTCTTGGTTTTCCTTTGGTATGATGTCATCAAATACTTGAAACTTATTATCGATAAGATTCACTTCATTCATAATATAATATTTATCTATTTAAGCTTTATGCGATCCGTCGCAGTTTCCGTCAGAATCAGAAGATTTTCCACATTGGCATCCGCCATCTGTAGATTCTTTTAATTTGGCCATTAGGTCAGCAATCTTTCCAAGAGTTACCTTGTCTTGAGCTGAGATGTTTTTCATCTTACGCTCTTTTTCGATTGCTTTCATAGTACGAGCATAATTCAGAGTTGATTCCTCAACGTCTTCTTCGTCCTCGTCCTCAGCTTCTACAGCTTCTTTTTTGACTTCAGGTTCTTCAGATTCCTCTTCTTCACCATCTTTCTTTTCTACATCATCTTGACCTTCTACTCCAGAGTCTGTGTCTGGTTTAACTTCGTCATTTGATTTAGGGCTGTATTGCTTTTGGTCTTCAGTTTCTTCGATTGCTTCGAACTCTACTTCTTCATCTTTGTCATCATCGTCTTCAGCATCCATCTTCTTATCGATTTTGGTTGCTACATCTTTGGCGATGGTGACGGGGTATGTTTTACCACCGAACTCGAACTCTTTCTTACCATCGGCTGCTGCTTGAGATGCGGCACCCATAAAGTCTGCAACTCCTTCGTCAGTCAATGATGCGACTAGTTCGTATATTTTTGTCTTACCTTCGCAAATATCTTTTGCTACATCGGCAAGCTTCGCTATGTTTTTGTCTATGTACATTGTCTTTCCTTTAATTTAACATGAATAATGCGGCTATTGCCGATGTTACGATTGCTCCAATGACTAACCAGCCAAATTGGAGTATGCTTGAAATTGTTTGTTTTGATGCTTCGATTTGGCATTCTACTAATCGAATGCGTTCTTCTATTTCATCAAATTTAGAGTGTAAGTCATCTACTGACGACCACACCGTGACAACCTTATCTTCTAAAGAATGAATCTTCTCTTCTGCTCGAGCTATTGATACGACAGCATCTGCTAACTTATCAATCTTCTCTTCTATTCTATCTAATCTTGTTTTTTCGTTTTGATTCATATTAGTTGTCTACTTTTGCTCCACCTCGCCATTGATAACAAGACCAGTATCGAGCTTTTGTTTTTGGGCCAGGATTATCACAATTGTGTCTGGCTCTGAAATTCTTACGACGTTTAGGGTCGTCTCTTTTGATTTCCATATTTGGATCGCCGAATCGAACTACGACGACTTTACCCTTTTCATTCTTTACATATACTTTGAACTTCTTATTAGGGTTTTCTGAAGTACGGATAGGGTCATTTAATTTAACAGTCTTTCCTTGATATTCTGCTTCTTCAATTGTTTGTTCAAATATAGCTTCACAGGAATCGGTGGACTCTTTTAATTTAGTACCAACCGATTGTTTCTTACTTACCCTCTTAAGCTCTAAATCTTTTACATTCACTTTATTATCTCTTGCAAGAGCAGTTATTCTGCTGTTCATTGGCGATTGCGAATAAGTTGCAAGAACTTCTTTAGTCTTTTTATTAAAGACCACATAAGGTTCTCTGAGTTCAGTTACTGTAGTATATTCTTTAAATGATTTCATTATCCTTTTGCTCTCACTTTAGCTGCTAGGTCTTTATCGGCCCCACCCCAAGTTCCTTTTGACTTGGTAGCAAATGAGTTCACTCTAGCATATCCCCATTGTGTTGGATTGGTTCCTGGTCTATGACCTGTTCTCCATGCTGCAACACCACGATTAAATACTTGTTTTAGAATACCATAAGGAATACCAGTCTTATCAGCTTTCTTTTGAAGTCCAGCTAATTTCTTTTCTTCTATTTCGTCTTCCTCTTTTTCTTCGAATACATCATAAGGAAGTTTCTTCTTCTTATTATATTCTAATTTTCTAAGCTTCTCTTTGAATGCCTTTGAACGACCATCTAAATTAGGTGTTACCTCATCATACATTGCAATCAATTGTTTTACGACGTTACCTCTTTGTAATAAGGTTTCATCTTCTACATCTCCAAGAGCATTCATAAATGACTCTTTTTCTTTGGTAGATAATTTTTTAAATTCTTTACCGATATCTTTGGCATTCTTCTTTTTCATAATCAAGTCAACTAATTTCTTAGCCTTTCTGTTCTTTTTGACGTATCCTGTAAGTACTTTAGACTCACTAATCTCGTCATTGATATCGATTTCTTTTTCTTTCAGCGGTTTCTGACCAGCTTTCTTACGAAGAATATTTAACTTCTTAATTGTTTCTCTTTGCTTTGGAGAACCAGGAATCTGTTTAAGAGCAAGAGTGGTTAATTTTAACATCTCTACATCACTTTCATCAACCTGTTCTTCTTCTTGAGGAAATTCTTGTTCTGCTTCTTGTTCAGCACCATCAGTATAATCCACGTCATCTTCTTCATCTTCGTCAATATCCACCACTCTTTTTAACACCGATGTTGATTCATATTCATCATTTTCTTCACACTTTTGTTGCATATCCGAAAGCTCATTTTCATCTTCATACCAATTAGATTTTAATTCTGAACCATCTTTCTTGATAGCTACTAATTGGAATTGAGTGTTCTCTGATATCCAGGCTTTTAAATTGGTCTTCGTATCAAAGACTGAAAATTCATTCAACTCAAATGGATTTGCTTTAAGATACTTTTCCAATACAGTTGTTTCTTTGTTTGGAAAAAGTGTTTTTAACATTTCTAATTTATGATTAATCATTGTGTTTTCCCTCGGTTTTGCTGGCACTCTTTCTCTTTTCTTAGGTGCCTTTGGTGGTGTAAATAAGTCTGTGTGTGAAAGTTGTTTCATAGGTTTACCTGTAAAGAATATCAAATCATCTTTAGAATCTAATGCAGCGATATACTCTTGGGGTGTTTTTTCTACATCTAATTTGATTCCAATCTTTACTTTACCTGTATTCCTACTGATAGCAGATAAAAGACTATGTTTCTTAACCAATGATTTTCTGCGAAATCTATTGCCTAGTCTCCAAGTCTTTGATAATTGCTCTGCTTCTCTTTTAGTCATTACTTCTATTTATATGTTTTTAACCACCAAACTCATGACCAGCTACACGTCTTAATTGTTTTTTGAACTCTTCGAATCCTGGCTTGACTTTATATAATTTTATGGTGTGTTCTGGTCTATCCTTACCTTTAATTCTCCACTTATAACCTTTCTCTTTATGTTCAGGTTTAGTAGTCTTTACAACTCGTCTTTTGAATTGTGCCTCGAATGATTCAGGCTTGCCACCTTTACCTTCTGTTATGCCAGCCTCTTCTTTGGCATCTAGGTAAGCTGCAATTGCCATTTTACGAATCTTCTCTTTTGATTTACCTTTAAATTGTGGAGCATCTGATTTCATAAAGTCATCTATATAATCTCCAACATCATGTTTACGCGGGTCAAGCTTTTCTTGATACTCCGTATAACCAGGTGTCATCTTTTTATATTTCTTAGTCAATTCATCTGTTCCTCTTAATCCGTATGGCCCTTCAACATCTTTGAATGATTGTAAACCTTCTTTGACGGACCACGTATCAGCATTTGGAACATAATCTGAAATTTTATTTAATACATTCTTGTTAATCTTATCTAATGATAGAGCAGCTTCACCTGAACGTTTAGCATAGAAGTATTCAGCTCTCTTGAGATATTCTCCACCTTTCTTACCGACTACTAAATCAGAATCTACATTAATCTTATTAAATGCGAATACTATATCTCCGTCCATATACTTCTTGAGACCTTTACCCATCTTAATGATGTCTAACATAGTCTGAGAAGCACCTCTATGAGTATTCACAAGAATCTCAACAGGAACTACTCTACCACGTTTAGGGTCAAGGTTTTGTTTCTTAGCAACTTCGATATCGTTGACCACCCATACAATATGAGTCTTTTTCTTATCATAACCAGCCTGTTGAACTAGTCGTGTGATATTGTCAAGCTTTCTTAAATCCTTTAATGTAACATCAAAGATAATGTTTGGTTTATCTTCTGGTGCTGCTGTTAAAGCGGCAGCAAAGAATGCTGATTGCTTTTTATTTGGCAGATTCATAATGTCACCGACAATCTGATGAAGTTTAGCGACATCATTTGGTTTAGTTAAATTCAATTTATTTAAACTAACACCAAATTCATTTTTAATTTTTTGGTCAACCTTTGGAGCTTTTAAAACTAAAGATTTTAAAGCATCTACATCGAATACCTTACCTTCGATTCCTACAAGATTATCTAAAACAAATCCTTTACCAGAACCGGCGCCTCCTGCCAAGATAACTACATTACCTGCTTTTGGATATGCTTTCTTTGCGAAGGTGATTAGTTTCTCGTCAAGTTGAAATTCTTCAGGTACACAATTCGGAACCATCTTGTTTCCTTTTTTCTTCATACCTACTTTTTTAAAACCGTCCCAGCAACCATCAGCTTCTTCAATATCAGTAGGCTTTTTATTAACATACCCCATATCAGACATTTTTAAATGTTGGTCAAGTGTATTTGCTTTATATGCCTTTCCCGTTTTTGGGTCATACATTATATGTGGCTTAAAGTCTTTATCATAGTCTTCGTTTTTTTCTTTAGTCTTCTTCTTCATCTTATTGATGTACTTTCGATAGACCGCAGCTGGACCAGTCTTCTTCATCACTCTTGCTCTTTGTTCCATTGCAATTGCTGCTTGGATTTTATGAGCATGTGATTTACCAGAGTTCTCAATTTTCTTAATTGAAGCCTCTGCTGTTTCTACATCTTTAAAACCTAAACCTTTGATTGTTCCCTTTGGGTTTTCATCTGTATATAAATCAGAGTGTTTATCACTGTTTGCAGGTTGTCCTTTCTTTCTAGGAATGCGAGGATTGTCTTCTTCACCAAACATTGCTTTAAATTTCTTAGTATGTTTAGATGGTTTAGTTTTTGCTCTTGCATCTCCAGGTGCTGGTTTATATGCACTCGGATCGTCATCATCTTTCTTTGCGCCTTTTTTAAAGTGAGCATCTCTTTTTGATTTAGTGGACTTTGAAAGACCTGAATAATATTTAGCAGGTTGTGTACCTTTCTTATCTTTAATATCGGAGTCTTGTCTAGCCTCTACGATATCTCCTTTTACTTTAGCTGTTTTCCAAACACGGCCGCCTTCTTTAGTACAAAGTTCTAACATCTTATCTTTAGTACCGGTTTCAACAACCTTTCTATCTTTGACAAGAGCATAATGAACTGGCTTATCTGTAGCAACTGCATCTTCTCCAACCTTAATTGTCTTTACTTTATTTTCAGTTAAATCTTGTATCCAATACTTCTTACCGATTTTAGATACGATATAGTTTGGTTTTCTTTCCGCAATAGTAACTAACTTACCATCTTTATTACGAGCAGTATCTCCAACATTAAATAGTTCTCCACGAGAATATCTTTCTCTCATGTCGTCAATTGTGTCAAGTTGGATATGTTCTCTAAAGTCTGACATCTCTTTCAACCCCATTCTTTTACGAAGAGTATTGAATAGTTCTACTCCACCAGAATATCCTTTTGGTAATCCGTTTTGGAATGATTTGAAATCACCATCGGTAGCTGCAGCTCTCATCTTTGATGCTGACATACCAGTTACACCTTCTGCATCGGGGTCTCTTTCACCTGCAGAAACTACACTGATTCCACTTACAAAATTATAATATCCGTGACGAGCTTTCTTATCGTTATACTTCTTTAATAGAGTATCAAATTCTTTTACTCTATCTCCACCGACTACCATTGTAATTTTATTATATCCAGCTTTATAAAGCTCTGATGCAATCTGTAAAGCATTATTTACTTTATTATTCATCACAATACTGCGAGCATGTTTTGGATACATCTTTCGCATAAAACGTACCTTCTCTTTATACTCTAGTGGATTCTTCTTAGGGTCATTTGAAGTAGATGCAAAAACCTTATAGTCATTTCCTTTTGCTACAGATGCTATCTTATCCAATAACTTTTGATGCCCAGTTGTAGGTGGGTTGAATCTACCAAACGTAAAGAATACTTCTTTATCATTATCTTCATTAAACTGTCTAAACGATTTAATCATCACTTTTCCTTAATCTTTGTAATCTTTCTTTCTCGGCTCTTTTAACCTTTGGAAGAAGCTTTCGAGCGATTCTTGCAATCACTGCTTTCTTCTTATCCAATCTTTTTTCTAATTTTTCTTTTTCTGCGAAAGTTAAAGTTGATAAGTCTCTACCCTTTAGTATTTTTCTTGCTATTAGTTTTCGTGCTGCCTTTCGAGCTCTCTTTAATAGTTTTTCTGGTGTTGCCATTCTTTTGGCAAGTATCTTCTTTTTACGAGCGATTCTTTTGGCAAGGCGTTTCATTCGTAAACCAACCTTACGTCTTTGCTGTCTAGTCAATGCTTCTGTATATTCCTTAAATGATTTCATCGTTCCCAACCTTTGATTGTATCCGCAGAGAAGTTATTGTATGAGAACTCAAGTCTATCAACCAGTTTGATTGCACCACCACCGATTTTATCAATGGCAACGAATCCCTCTTGTCCTGTGACTTTGAATCCTTGCTTTGTTCGAACAAAGGTTGCCATTGATTTAATCTTATCTAACTTAGATAGAATTAATTCTTTGGCTGTAACTAACTGTCTTTGTAATTCAAACACTTTTTCTAAATTTTTACTATTTGATTTTGAGAAGAATGCTAATCTCGTATCTTTCTTTTGTTTTTGTGTGGTCTTTCCTTTTTCTGTACTTCTTTTTTCTATTTCTTTATCATATTTATCCGTAAAGTAAGTGATTAGTTTTTGTACGTGTTTCTTCGGGTCGCCTATCTTTTCACCTTTTCTTACGAATGAATTATTGAATGTCTCTATCTCTTGAGCAAGCGTTGAGTCTTTCTCAATCTGTTTTAATGTAGTACTGGATATACCTCTAAAGATTTTACCTGCGATTGATAAAGCATCGGTCACTTCTTTTGTTTCTGATTTGGTTAATGTTGCTGAACCAGATACATCTTTTAGATTAGCATTATCAAAAAAGATTGATGGGCTAGTCTTTAATGAACCAAGGTCTACTTTGAATTGAGCTTTCATTGATTCAAAGTCTTTTCCTGTATAAGTTGTATGAAAGATAATTCCAATCTTTGACTTTGCAATCTTCTTACCTAATTCAGAATTAACTGGTACTGCATATACAATCGTGTTAGGTTGGAATGTGTAATACTTTTCTCCGTCAATAGATTCGGTCTCTACATCATCTGTGAAAAGCAAATCACCTTGCAATACATTTTTGATTCCTAATTTACTTAGTTCTTTCAATGCAACTTTTAATTTAGCATTGAGGTCACCTGAAGTATCTGCATTGATATCAGCTTCTGTTTTATATACTTTCGGATTCTTGTTAAAGATTCCTTTCTTTGCAACAAAGAACTTTCCGTCGGTGGGGTCGACACCAGCAAATACTGCTGGTGCCCCGTCCCACTTTACTGTAACGTCTGTTGTCTTTGAAGTTTCTCCCGCTAACATATCCCTTAATCCTCTCAGTGCAAAGATGGCTTCTCTTGCTCCTTTGACACCTCCATATATAACTCTATCTTCAATATGAGTCATGTGAGTATTCTTTCCTGCGGCCTCATCTAAACGAGATTTAAAGCTCTCAATAGAAAACTTTTGATTAGATGTTTTAAAATCTTTCTTTCTCATTACAGTCTTTGCAACCAAATCAAGCTCACCATTCTTATCTAACTGTAATACAAATGGCATATTGATGTCAGTCTCCATATCCTTTATGACTGCTTCTGCTCCTTTTCCCAGAGCTGCTATTTTCTTTCCGTGTTTTCTGAATGACTGTTTGAATAGTCTTTGAATCTCTCCACCTGTAATTTGTTTTTTGTTACGGGCATCATTGACTCTATCGAGGAAGTGTCGTGTAAATTCGACATCAAGTCCTACCTTTGCCCATAACTTATCGGCAAATCTTTCGATAGCATCTAGATTCTTTTTTGTAATCACGGTTGTAGTTTTACTTTTGTTTGTTTTAAATTTCCACCCTTTTGGGCTCTCTTCTTAATATATTGTACTAATTTTTTCACGGCATCTTTGAACTTACCTTTATATGAAAAAATGCCATCATCTAAAAATCCTTGTCCTGCTTGTAATACAGGTATCATAAAGTCAAATTTCCAGTTACCCACACCTTGTGGTTTCTGTCCTCTGTTTTTCATCTTCCAAGGTTGAAGGTCAAGGGCGAATGGTATTGCGCCAAATAATTCTTCAAGTTCTTGTTTCTCTTCCTTATGTGTTTTAAATGTCATAATGCCTTCATTGAGCTTACCTTTGCTCAGAATCGCACCATTCTTAATTAAATATTTTTCGAATCTTATGTTTGTGTATTTCACAGCTAGTTTATCTAGTACGTTAACGTTATCTAAATGGTCATCATGTATTTTTACCACAGTTGGATTAAATCTCTTTATTTGTTTATTCATTACATAGTGTTTCTTATCTGCAATAGTACCTTTCTTTAGATTTCCTGCTAGTTCAAATCTAATTCTCTTATCGTTTACTCTTAGACCTTGTTCTCTAAATGCGTCCTTGAACATTGCATTTGAATCAAAGTCTGCTCTTGCAGTTAAGAAGAATATAATCGTGTTCTTATCTTTATACTCTTTCTTTATTTTATTCATTGTAGACTTAATCACCTTCGATGTATCTTTAAACATCTTTGAATCACCAAATTGTGTAAAGTCATATTCTTCGTTATCTTTTAATTTGTATGAATTAAATTCTGAGTTAGTAAGCTGTATGATTTCCTTTCCTGTTTCTTTATCTCTTACTATTATTTTTGCAAAAGTATTAAACACTGTCTCATCAATATCCCAAAACGATAGTGTTGTATCTCCTTTTGCCTCGTTAAGTTCTAATTGTTCTTGTATGTTATTATCAATTAGAAGTTGTTGCATTTCTTTAGTGTACTGAATAGTATTGTTTGTTCTTCCAGTCTCACCTTGTTTTGAACGTTGTGTTTTGTATGCGATTTGGATTTTCTTTCCGTCTTTATCAACCGCATATATGAAAATGTTTCTACCAGTAACTTCTCCTGTCTTCTTATTCTTTGTTACTGATTGACCTTCACCTGGTTTGCCGATTTCAATCTTTAACATTAGGTCATCTGTACTATTGACTCCTAATGCTTTTGCTAATTGCTCACCTTCGACAACTACACCTCCGTGGTTAACATTAACCAAACCAGAGTATCTCATAATCTCATTGTCAGCATCTTTGCCGTCAATAGCATCCAGGTGTAAATTTTTTATAAGTGATTTGGCTTCTAGATAGTCACCCATGCCAATCTTTGAACCTTTATAGTTAACTGTGGTGCTATTTAAATTATCAACTAATTTTTGTTGTGTTTCAATACTTCTCTTACGGATAGCACCAAAATTTGTTTTGACTCCATTCTGTTTAGCGATACGAGAAATGAATTTAACCATATCAGCTGTAGGAGCTTTAGCCTTTTCTGTATCAGCCATATAGTCAAAGAAGCCTTTTAACTGTTCTTCTTCTGATGGATTATCACCATCAATGTATGGAGCAATGTTCGGGTGAAGTTTACCTCTTGCCACGAATACTGATTTATCTCCACCAATAAATCGTGAGGCAACGTCTGGTTTTTGTTTAATCTTATCAGCAATGGAACCAATGTCGCCTTTGACCAATTCTTGAGCAACTGGAATCGCAGCATCGTCAAAAGCAGCTTCAATCTTATTCAGGTCTGTAACTGATTTTTCAATCAACGCCTTTGATTTTGTTTTGACTTCATCTGATGCTTTAATATTATCAATGAATCCAATTTGCATTTGAGCGTCCGAAGTTGGAGTTGTATTCGATAGAATATCAGCCATTGACATCTTATCTGAATGAAATGCAACTATACCTGCACCCTTTGAATCAATTGCAATTGTTGCTGTATCTGATGGGTTTGGTCCGCCACCACTATTTTCTATAAAGTAAATGAGTCTATCCTTTGGTATTTCTTCTCCACGATTTGTGTAGAAAGGCCCTGGGTTGTTCTCGATTAATTCTTTTTGTTTCTGTAATGAAACATCTGAACCATAATAGCTTCTTAGTTTTGCTGGAGGTGTTATTTTCCCGCTGTCATTTAATTCTTTGACAGCTCTTTTCATTCTATTATGTTTTTGTTTACCAGATAAAGCAGATGCTCTCATCACACTATATAGTTGAGTGTTCAATCCTTTCGGAACAGCACCTCTATCTGTTTTAGCCTCTCCACCTTTCTTGGCGATTTGTTGACCAAGAGCAGTATCTTTAATCTGATCGTAGAGTGCCATCGTAAGTTCATCGTCAGACATATCGGGGTTTGAACGAAGAACCTCACTTACTTCACCTGACATAATTTCATTTGCCATTGAGCCGGCATTGCCAGGAGCTGGTTTAAAATCTTTTGTCTTTTTGAACCCCGTATCTAAAGCCTTTTGCTTAATCTCACCATCTGAAAGCGCGTCTTCTCTGTCGCCAAGTAATCCTTTACCGCCTTTATATTCTTTTGGTTTCTTTGATGGCTCTTTTTTCTTTGGCTCATCTTTTGAAACTGGTGCCTTTTTAGGTTCGTCTTGTTTGATTGGTTTATCTAACTTCTGTAGTCTACCAGAATCTGCGTCTGATTTATGAGTAATAACACCGTTCTTTCCATATCTACCTTGACCAAAGTGTGTAAGATTAAGTCTTTCTGCTTCTTTTGCGGCGTCAGACTTCTCTTGCTCTTTTAAGATACTATGACAGACTTTAAGACTATTACTCGACATACAGTGTTCCCATAAAAATATTGTTAGTTAATAACAATACTATTTATAAGAATTTTAAATTTAAGTTAGGTCTTTTGTAAACTTACCAACCACTCCATCTTGAATAACCCATCGGTCAAACAGTCCAACTTCCATTCCGTGAGCTTCAATTTCCCAAGGTAAGTCATAATAATGTGTTTTATGAGTACACCATCGCCTACCTTTCCATATTGCAATGTGTACAAATTCTGAGTGTTTTAGTTCTTTTCTGGTAAATTGTTTAACATGTACCATTTCGTGAGCCAACGTAAGGAGTATTTTCCTCTCACTGGCACTAGAATCTAAATTGATTTCAAAGGTGTTTAAGTCTTCTGTGTCTACACAATCGCCTGCCACTTCTGCTGTCTCTTGAAGTCTTGGTATAAGATTAATCGTAACATCTAGGTTTCTTTTCCTAGGCATCATCTTATTAACGCAATAGTATGCCAATTTGACACACCTATCTCTTGTGGCTTTTCTACCACCTAATGCTTCAATTATTATCGCCATTTATAACTGTCACGTATTCTTTGAAGTGAAAATTCAGTACAGTAGCCAATTCGGCTTTATGGTCGGCCATTTTGAGTACACCTTTGATGTTTTCAATAACCGAGGAGTCATAATCGGCCCATTTGCCGTATGTATCCGTTAGCCGCAATGCGGTATTTCTGGCATCTTTCAATGATGCGTTTGTTATTTCTATAATATTTTTAGGCATAAATTGCTGTTCTTGGTTCGTCAGTCATGTGAGCTTCGTCACCACCGAATTGATTCTTATATGCTTTGTCCCATTTGCCGAAGTAAATATCGGCATACCAACCCACATCGTGGTAGTCAATCATATAATCTGAGTTGTTGTGATTACCCAGCATCATTGCTCCGTATAAATGACGAAGAAAATTACCAACTTCACCGACGTATCTGTCAAGATGGTGATGGTTAGGAGAGAAGTAACCTCGTTTGATAACGTTATCTCGGTGTTCGTCGTCCATATCGACTGAATGAACTACATCTCTTAGAGAAGCGGGGCCATCAGAAATGGTTGCCACTAATGTTGAGTGATTGTTGATACTTAAAGATACCTTGTATCCATAAGTTTTAGCCACCTCTTTGATACGAGGAGCTAGTGCTTTCTTTTTTTCTTGGTTAATATAAGCCATAATTTTTAAATTCCTTTCCCTTTGTTATACCTATATTATAACATATATTTCTTAAAAAGTACATAGTACCATCAAAAAATATGCGGCTTATTACCAACAACTTAGGTGACAGAATGAAAAAATCTGTATTTTTACCTAAGTGGTACGGCCACAAGGACTTAGGAAACTTTGAGCTTTGAGAAATTATTTACCTTCTCAAAGGTCAATTTATTGGCAAACTTACCATCTAGCACATCAGTCTTATGAGATATAATGAATGTATTAGAGTTATCGTCTAGGGTTGCTAGTATCTTTAATAGGTTGTCCACACCATCAGTATCCAGGCTTGAATCAAATGTCTCGTCGAGTACCAATAGATTTGTATTGGTTGAGTTCTTCATTCGTGCTATCTGACGCCAAGTAAACATGAGAGCCAAATCGATACGAGACTTCTCGCCTTCTGAAAAGCTTGAGTATGAGAAGTCGTCACGATGCCGAGACCTGATCGTCTCATTAAAAGATTCGTCAATATTGAATAGTACGAAGAAGTCCAAGACTTGCAGATACTGATTGATAAGCTTGTTAATGATTGGCAAGTATTGTTTGATTACTTTAGCTTTGATTCCACCATCTCGTAGTAAGTCTTCAACGGCGGTAGAATAACTAAGCATTTCATTATACTCCGCATGGTCTTTTGAATGAGCATTTAGATTGTTATATAAGTCTGTTAGATTCTTTTCAGCAGCTGATGTATCGTTATTCTGGCCGAACTTGCTCTGAAGTGTTTTGATTCTTACTTGAGCATTTGCTATCTTACCAGAATTTGTATTGATATCTTGGCCAATGTTTCTGATACGAACTAATTCAGATTGAGTCTTATCGTATACTTCATCGGCTTTGGTTATCTCATCTCTAAGAGTAACATATCCTTTATTCAATTCAGTCAATTCTTTATCAATCTTTGTGACGGACGATTCTTTGATATCATCTGAAAGAGTTTGTCTACAGGTTGGACATGTCTCGTTCTCAGTAAAGAACTTCTTTTCATTATCGTATCTTTCAATCTTTGAAATGATTTGACCTTCAAACTTGTTTAACTGTGTTTGTTTCTGACGACATTTCGGTAGGTCTTCTTCTTTGACTTCAGTGACTAACTGTTCTCTTAAACTATCATTCTGTAATACCAAAGCATCTACTTGAGTTTGAAGCTCGTCAATCTCTTCTTGAATTTCTTTCTCTTTATTCTTATCAATAGACTTTAGTTCTTTGATATGTTTCTCTTGTAAAGCAATCTTCTCTTTTTGAAGTTGTATCTGTGTTTGAGTATAAGTGATTTCACTTCTCAGCTTGGTAATCTTATCTTTCAATACAGCATTCATTTTTGTAAAGATGCCGATATCTAGTAAGTCTTCAATCACTTCTCGTCTATCATACGGACGAAGTTGCATGAAAGGAATAAAGTTTGATGAACCTAGAACTACGATTTGGTGAAAGGATTTGTGATTGAGCTTTAGAATATTATTCTCCAACAACTTCTGGTAGTCACGTGAATGAGATTCTTGGTTCAACATCTTATCGTCTCTCCATATCTCAAACTTGTTTGGCTTGATTCCTCTTACTACTTTATATTTGTTAGTACCAATGGAGAAGTCAACTGTTACTTCAGTCTTCTTTTGATTGATACTATTTACAAGCTGAGGCTTATTAATATTCCTATGAGGTTTACCGAATAGTGCGAATGATAAGGCATCTAACATAGTAGATTTACCAGCACCATTTGTTCCTACTACCAATGTCGTCTTGTGACTTGATAGATGTATTTTTGTTGGCACGTCACCAGATGACAAGAAGTTCTTGTACTCAATACTTTCAAATTTTATCATATAGATTCTAGTTCTAAAGCTTCTGCGTGGAGTTCACTTAGAATGTTTTTCAATTTTGGTTTATTTAATTTAGATTCGACTGCGTCGACATAACTATTTAGAAGTGTCGCGGTATCTTCTAGATTGATTTCCTCGTCCTCTATCGTTTCAGCTGATAGGTCACCGAAGTTCTCAACAATCTTTAGTTCTAAAGGATTAAGAGATTGCACTTTATCTACGTACTTGTCAAATTCATAAGCATTTGATTTATTACCTACGATTACTTTGACATACTTACCAGTCACGTCTGAATAATCAGTTTGCGTATCGTCTGAGTAATATAGTTTCTTAAATAGAGTATAAGGGTTTCTGATTTGTTCCATTTCACGAGTGTCTGTGTCGAATACGTGAAAGTACTTTGGGTCTCCAGCATCTGACCATGTTAGCTCTACTTGTGTTCCAAGATAAGTAATATTGGATTGAGAACTCTTCGTGTGGTAGTGACCAGAGTAAACAGAATCAAAACGATTAAACAGCTCAGTTCCCATACCGTGTGAGACCATTGTGTTGTTCGCCATAAATTTGAATCCTGCTATCTCGAAGTGACCCATTAGAATTTGAGACTTAGTTTGTTGAATAAAGTTGATGCACTCTTTTTCATTTTCTAAACATATCCATGGTATCATACCAACCGTCACGTTGTCAATCTCTAAATCAACAGGAGACATATGTATATTAACGCAATCTGTATAGTGACCTAGAAGTTCTTTGAGAGCACATAGGTCGTTTGTGTTCTTATAATAGACGTCGTGATTGCCAGGTATGATATCCATAGTAATACCTTTATCACGAATCACGTCTAAGAACATGTGTCGATTACGCTCTAGAGCTTTGAAGTTTACATATCGGCGATGGTCATAGTAATCACCTAGATGTAAAATTCTGGTTATTCCGTGTTCTTCTAGATAAGGAAAGAAAATGTTTGAGTAGAAATCTTCTGCGTTATCTAAGAATACATCACTGCCGTTTTTTACGCCACAATGGGTATCATTCAATATTGCTACTCTCATTCTTTAATCTTTTTCTTACGTCCTCTTTTAATTGCTATACCATTTTCGTTAGCCCAATCTTTTAATGATTTGTCTTTTACTTTGACTGCATCAATACGAGCTTTAAGTCTTTCGATAATACTATCTCCGTCGAAGTCTCCAGCAGAATCAGCAAATGCTTCGATGCCAGATTGTTCTATCCATTTAAGTTTGATGTCTTGCTGTTTCTTTTCTTTTGCTATCCTACGCAGAAAAGCGAAATAAGATATCTGAGTAAAATACGCAAAAGCATTTGGTTTACCAGTTCTTGTTGCGGCTTCAATATTATAATTATTGATTGCCTTAATACAATTCTCTACGGCATCCATAACCATTTCATCACGATATGTGTATCGTAAGAAGTTTGGCTTATGTGATAGACCTTCAGCTATTTTCAGAAAGCACTCACCTATATATTCAGGTATGCGCGGTTCTGGTGTACCATTTTTGATAGCTTCATTTGTTTTAGAAACATGGTTAACTACAGCTTCAGAGAAATCTCGATTGTTTACATAGTGAGGTTTCTTTTCAGTTTTCATATATATAATATACACTATTTTAAGGTAAATGTAAAACCTTTTTTATCTTTTTTTAAAAAAATGTGTGTTTTTAGTTGACAATGATTTGACACAATGGTATAATGATTTAATCACCTTAAAGATTACAACTCTTCAGGCCATTCAAATCTTCTCTTATACTGTTCATTTTGAGAAGGTTTATTGAAGTCTTCTTCCTCTTCATACTCCTCGTCCTCTAATGAATCTTTAGGTTCAAGACCATCTATAATACCTTTGATAAAGTCAAAAGGATTCTCAATCTTTAATTCATCTTTCAATTCATCTAGAGAGTCAAGGTCTTCAGCTACTTCATCAATCTTCATTTGAAGAAGTGATTTAGAATAAAAATTCTTTAGTTTCATTGTAGCTTCGTGGTGAGCCATAATGGTCTCTTCTGCAATGAAAGTATCTTTAGCGTCACAGCCATATAACCATTCGTATAGTTCTAAATCTAATCCTCTCCTGCCTCTACCTAATTTAATTTCAAATGGTCTGCCTAATATGAAACCATCGTCATCTTCATCTAATATTCTCGCTATTACTG